TGGAAGGGTCTTGTTGACGATCTCGATCGTTTAATTTCTAACAAGAAAGTCACACGTGTTCGCAAGCCTCGGTCAAAGAAGACTAAGTCAGCTGCTGATCTCGTTAAGGGATTGAAGTATCAGACGGATTCATCACAATACAAGGTTGTTTCAGTCAACCCTGCTCACATTGTAGGGTGTCAACAGCTTTGGACTTTCAATACTAAGAGCCGGCAGCTTACAAAGTATGATGCTATCGGTCCTGCTGGACTCGAAGTATCTCGGTCAACACTAAAAGGATTCGATCCTGAAACATCTGTTACAATCAAGCTACGTAAGCCAGATGATGTATTGCCATTGGTTCTTAAGAGCGGTAAGGTTACATTGCGTAAGTTGATGGATTCGGTCAAAGCAGTACAAAAACCAGCGAAGGGTCGTATAAATATTGATACCATCCTTCTAAGGGTTATTAAATGACAGCTCAAACCAATAATGTCGTAATCTTCCCAGACATTCGTCGACGCAATATACTACAATCGCTTGAAGAAGTTGTTAGTCACGTCGAAGAAAACCGTAAGGAACATATCCAGTATCTTGTAGAAGATATATCAGACTATGTCATCCAACGTGCAGAGGTCGAAGGGTTCCATGTTACAGCTGAAGAGCACACAAAGTCTACAATGCTATTCATCGAATCGATGCGCGCAATGTTATATTCATCAGCGAGACTAAATCACCCGTTGCATAAAATTACGGATGACGTTATAGTGGTAACTAATGAAGAAAAAGAGGAAGAGTAACAATCTTATTATTTTATGATTATTGTTGATTTGAATCAGGTGATGATTTCCAACTATATGATACAAGTTGGTAATCATACGAACCTAGAGATAGATGAGAACTTGTTTAGACATATGGTTCTTAATTCTATTCGTGCAATTAACTCAAAGTTCTCTGAAGAGTTTGGTGAGATGGTCATTGCATGTGATGCACCACGTTCATGGAGAAAGGAAGTTTTTCCTTACTACAAGGCAAATAGAAGAAAGGCGCGTGAAGACTCAGAATTAAACTGGTCTGCGTTGTTTGAATCTCTAAATAAGGTCAGAGATGAACTCAAGGAGTTCTTTCCGTATAGGGTGATTCAAGTAGATCATGCAGAAGCTGACGATGTGATTGGCGCTCTTGTTGAGCGTTACCATGGCTATCCAATTCTTATTGTTTCAGGCGACAAGGACTTTGTTCAGTTGCAATCATATATGAATGTTAAACAGTACGATCCCGTACGTAAGCGTTTTATAACCCACAACAACCCTTCACAGTTCGTTCGCGAGCATATTATCAAGGGTGATATGGGTGATGGCGTTCCTAACTTCCTATCAAAAGATGACACGTTTGTTGTTGGCTCTCGTCAACGTCCGATTCGTAGTGCGAAGTTAGATATGTGGGTTAAGATGGATCCAGAAGAATTCTGTGATGAGCAGATGCTTCGTAACTACAAGCGTAATCAGCAGCTTGTTGATCTTTCGTTTACTCCGAAGCACATTACTGATAGTGTTATTGAGCAGTACGACGAACAGTCTGATAAAGATAGAACAAAGCTGTTTAACTACTTCGTTGAACACAAGCTAAGAAATTTAATGGAAAGTATAGGTGACTTCTAATGGCTAAAGGCATTTTTGAAATTCTCGAAGAGACAGAGAAGAAGAAAACTCAGAAAGAAAAGATTGAGTATCTTCAAAGCCACGGAGACAACAACACTTTGAAAGAAGTATTGGGGTATACATTCTTCCCTCCAATTAAGTGGCGTTTGCCTCCTGGCACACCGCCCTACACACCTTGTGACCCAGTTAACGCAGAGACGTTCCTATATCAGGAGCTTCGCCGACTCTACCTGTTTACAGAAGCAGGTCCAGACATGCATACATATAAAAGAGAGGCGCTGTACATAGAGTTTCTGGAATCTATTCATCCAGAAGATGCTAAGATTATTCTTAGTATGAGAGAAAAGAAGCTGCCCTATAAGGGTATTACTGAAAACCTAATTAAGAAGGCCTTTCCAGGATTGATCGATGAAGAAGTTCAAGAAGTTTAACGAATACGATGAAGAATTTTCAGGCGACCGCGATGATCATCGCCATCGTTTGAAAGAAAAACATATACGCCAAGCGCTTCGATCACGTGACATTAGCCAATTGATCGATATTGAGGACTACGAATAGTATGCCAATCTACGAATTCCGAAACAAAACAACAGGTGAGCAATGGGAGGAGTTTCTCTCGTTTTCAGCTCGCGAGGAGTTGCTTAAGGATACAAACATCGAACAGGTTGTAGGCGCTCCTGCAATTGTTTCGGGGATTGGTGGCGTTACTCATAAAAACGATTCAGGCTTTGGTGACATGATGTCAAGGATTGCAGCAGCTAATCCCACATCACCTCTTGCTGATAAGTATGGGGATAAGAGTGCCAAGGCAGTAAAGACGCGCGATGCTGTCAAGCGTCAGAAAGCGAGACAGCTTGGTCAATAGTTTCCTTTGTCATGCATATGTGATTTCCTTCAACACTAACAAAGAAGAAATATATGCTAGCATTAGTCGAAGAGCCCCAAAGACGTTTAACCAAACGTGAAAGACGACTTCTAAGACAACAAGGAGCAGACACTTTACCAAAAACACCTTCTTTTAACATTAAAAGAATCAAACCTAAAACTGACAATCAAGACAGAGCGTTCCAAGCATTCTACAACGACAAACACTTGTTCCTCCATGGAACAGCTGGTACAGGTAAGACATTTATTGCAATGTACCTAGCGCTTCAAGATCTTCACAGCAATCAAGGTGAAGAGAATAGAATTGTCATTGTAAGATCAACCGTACCATCCAGGGACATGGGCTTCCTTCCTGGCAATCAAAAAGAAAAGATGAGAGTGTACGAGCAGCCTTATGGTGCAATTGCATCAGAGCTGTATGGAAGAGGCGATGCGTATGATATACTCAAACAAAAGAACGTTGTTGAATTTGTTTCGACATCGTTTGTAAGAGGTACAACATTTACGAATTGCTTTGTAATTGTAGATGAGTGTCAGAATATGTCGGACATGGAGCTTCACTCAATCATTACAAGAGCAGGAGAAAACTGTAGGTTTATCTTCTGTGGTGACTTCAGACAAGATGATCTGTCATCGGAAAGATACAAAGAACGAACCGGTGTGATCGATTTTATGAAGATCATTAAACGAATGAATATGTTCGAGCTTGTTGACTTTAAACCGGAAGACATAGTAAGATCAGACTTAGTTAAACAATATATTATTGCACGTGAGAAATTAGGAATTGACATTTAACGTAAATCTTTTAGACCTCCCCGAGCTTACACGCATCGACGGGGAGAAAAGGCTCTACCAGACACCTACGGGTGAAAAGTATCCTTCCGTCACAACTGTACTGTCTGCTATGTCAGACAAGTCGGCTATCATAGCCTGGCGGAAAAGAGTTGGCGAAGAAGAAGCCAACAGGGTGTCTGGTAGGGCCACACGTCGAGGAACAGCAGTTCACCTTCTATGCGAAAAGCTCGTCCTTAATGAGTCTGTCGATCTTAAAGAAGAGATGCCTTCTAATGTCGATATGTACAAGCAGCTTGAGCGGTTCCTCACAGAGCATGTAGACGATATTAGATCATCGGAAGGTCAACTATTCTCTCACAAGCTAAAGATTGCTGGGTCTGTCGACCTTGTTGCATCACATGATGGTGAACCAGCAATCATCGACTTCAAGACTTCGACAAAGCCTAAGCGCAAGGATTGGATTGAAAACTACTTCATGCAGGCCGCTTTGTATTCGTACATGCTGTATGAGATGACAGGCTTGTATCACCCGAAGCTAGTGATTGCGATTGCGTTGGAGTCCGATTCAAACCCACAGATCTTCATTGAGCATGTCAAGGACTGGATACCAAAAGCAGAGCAGATGTGTATCGACTACCATGCAAAAAATTAAGGGCCGCAAGGCCCTTTTTTTTATAATCTCCTGTTGCCTTTTTATGAAAAACAACCTATAAGGAATTATAAAGTGAAGAAAGAGAGATTGAAATGAATCAGGTAGATTATTCAAATATGAATCAGGGTTACATCGTAAAGG